TTTTGAGCAGCAGCTTTCTTATCAGCAGCAGCCCTTTTATCAGCTGCGATCTTGGCCGCAGCAGTAGCCTTTCTTTCAGCTGCTAACCTTGCGGCAGCGGCAGCCTTAGCTCTTTTTTCCTCAGCTATGCGAGCAGCCTCAGCAGCTTTAGCAGCTTTAGCCGCAGCCTCAGCTTGTTTTTTCAAATAATATGGCGATATAGGCAGCGTGGTTAAGCCAGAAGTACGCTGCTCTTTACCCAAATCGGCAAGTAGATTTATATATGTGCCAAGTACCGGAATTGCTTGAATATAAGCTTCTAAAGGTAATGAAAAAGCTTTACCTGCTACAGGAATATCTTTTAATTTTTGGATAAATACGCCAACTCCAAGAATAAGATCAGCAACATATTGTGATGTTTTTTCTAATCCTTCATTTAAATCATCAATGCTTGTATCCTTAGCAAGCAATTTTAAAGCATCTACTAAGCCTTTACCTATAGTTTCTTTAGCGTTATTAGCGGCTACTTGTAACTTGGCTAATTGTCCTGCATAACTGTTAGCTGCAGCTGCAGATTGACCAGAAAATAATTTAGTTAATTTTTCTTGTATATCCGCAAACTGGCCTGTAGCTAATTCAGCTTTAGATATGCCTACGCCTAAACGACCAATAGCAGCAGTTTGTCCTAAGTAGGCTTTTTGTAAACTTTGTGACACCTGGGTAACTGTCTTACCTGTACCTGCCGCAATATCTAAAGATAGGTTTAATAATTCTTGTGACTTGCTAACTGATCCTGTTGCCCTAAGTAACCTGTCCATGGCCGGGCGCAGTTCATCATCAAGCACGCCTGTTTGCTTTTCTAAATTATTTATAAAGTCACTAACGATAACTGCGTTATTACCGTATGCAAGCCCTAAATTTTTAATTGTTACGCTTAATGACCTAGCAGCGTTATCATCCTCTATAAATGCTTTAGCTGATGACTTGGCAAAATTAACTACAGCAGTAGCACCAAAGGCTACGCCAAAAGTTTTTGCTAAATTCTTTACGCTTTTTTCTAATCCTGATGTGGACTTAGTTGCCTTATCAAAAGCTTTTTTACCAGTAAACTCAGCGGCTAAATCAATTCTTACTGATGGATCAACGGCCATTAGTTGTACCCCACAGCCGCATTAAACTTATCCCGGGCAGACTCAATGGCTTTAATAACGGCTGCGTTAGTCTTGCCGCCATCCTCGGCAAAGGCACGAAAAATACCGCGGCCAATCATTTTACGCGACCTTTTACCGCCACCAGCCTGTATGCCTGCATCGGCTATTTTGCTGTATCTGTTCATTGATGCAATAAAAACTGCACCGGCCTCTGGGTTACGGCTTCTACTATCTGGGCTGCCGTTAGGGTTTGTACGACCAGCAGTTTCATAAATAGCACCTGATGCAGAATTATTTTGAATACGCGCTAACGATCTAAAACCTTGTGAGTTAGGTCTGCTAGGTGTGGTCTTATAACCTACGCCGCCTTTAGCAGCTCGACTATTCCACACGGGAAATTTGCCATTACTCGATGCTTTACCCCAGCCAGATAGCGGTGCGCTAGATGGGATAAAGCCTCGTGCTTTAGTAGTAATAGGTTTAAGCAAACTAGCCATTTCTTTCTGTGTTTCTTTAGCTAGATCAGGTGTAAATTTCTTTAAGGCTTTGCGAAGTTCAATGCCGCCTTTTACCGCTACTGGCATTTTTAATCTCCTTATTTCGATCTTTCATCGCTTGCAATAAAGCCTTAAACATCCTGCTATCTAGTGCTAATAAATCATTGGGCGCGATCTGCAATTCGATACTAAGCCTTGCGACTAAGTAAGTAAATGAATCGCGCCCTATCGTTCCGGGTCATCATCTAACACTTCCACCTTGGCCAGCATTTCAACGAAATCTGCACCGAATAATGGAATTGTTACAGATGCGCGCTTTAGACACTCGTAAGCCAGCCAGAACACATCCGACTGCTTTTCATCATCTCTAAAGGCTTTATGAAAACCTTTACCTTTGTACGCTTCAAAGGCAAACTCAATAGCCGGTGTTATCTGATGCTCAGTAACCTCGCCTGTTGCCCTTGTTATTTTGAGTTTAGCCATTTTTTTGCCCTTTCGTAGTTAGTTAGAACGCAACTGTAGGAGATACAGTTACAACTGAATTGACTGTAAAGGAAAGGCTAGACATAGCTTCATCGGCTACGCCACCGCTTCCAACAGGTGTTAAGTTATTTACCAAAATGTTAAATTGGTATGAAGGGTTAGCAGCTGATACAACTGTACCTTTTACTGTAATCATTGATACAGCTAATGTTGTACCTACTGCTGCATTTAGTGTCTGCATAACTTGAGATGATGCCCAGTCATTTAAAAAATCAATAGATAACGTTGCAGCTTGCAATCCAGCAACAAAACGATGAGAAAGATCGCCCATCGCGGTGACCTCAAGCTCGTCAAAAGTTTGAGTAAGTGTTACCGCTGTTACATAACTTGATATATCAATGCTAGGTACTGTTGGCGCGGCCGCTGTGGCAAGTTTAACGCCAACATTATTATTTAAATAAATTGCCATTTTGTTTATTCCTCGTCTGTTTTAGTAGTGGCTTTAGATGGTGCTGCGTTTTCTTTCACTTGGCCAATTTTAATAAGCCAAGCTAGATCGGATTCGTTACTCATGGTTTAACTCCAGCTCGTTAGTATGGTTATATTAAATTCGGCTGTTAATAGATCGCCGCTATCTGCATTTAATACGCCGGGCGCGCTAACGCTAGTTATATTAAATACAAGATTAGATGCAGCTAGTTTTGTATAAGCCGCAACGATAAAATCCTCAATGCCCTGCAGGTTGCCCTGGTTGTCAAACATTGGCACGGTTAGCAAAATCTTAAAATTAGCCAGCGGTGAAATAGTTATCTGGCTGTTATTGCTGGGTGTGAGATATGGGTCTGCCGGAATTACCACGCAGCTGTTTGCGAGTATTGTCGCTGGTGGGTAGGCAAACACAGACCATACGCCGTTATTGGTTAAAGCCGTTGCGATGGTGCTACGCAGCGTGGTAATTGCAGCGGTAGGCATTTACCCCACCATGCTATTCGGAGTCTGGTACGGGGCTAGTAGGCCGCGTATCTTGCCTATCATGCTGTTACCCATGCGGTAAGGCGATGGGCTAAAGCCATCAAGTCCTACGCCGCCTGTCTGAGATACCTGACGTGCTTGCCATATATCTACGGCCAAGATCATCGCCGCTTGTCTAACGCTTGCTGTATTAACGTATGTAGCTGTCTTTGTATCCTCGCCAGTTGCAGTGCCATAAGGCAGTACACGGCGGAAATTTTGATTAGCTGCAGTCTTAGCGTATTGAATATAACTAAAACCTTGCGAAAACGAATAATAATTTAGTTGTAAATTAAAAGCAGGCACGGTGTTTGTAGTGCTAGTTCCGTAAGGGAAAGTGCCTGTAATTGTATAAGTGCCGTTAAATGTTGAACCAGCCCCAGCAATAGTTACGGATTCTCCAACAGTAAATATGCCGGGGTTGGCCAACATTACAGTCGCAACGTTACTTGCCAATGCAGTCCCCACGACTGGCGCAGAATCAAACCAAAGGAAACTGTTAATTTGATCTTGCGCAGCTTGGCAGCACTCTTCGACCGTACTATCTGAGTAAAGAGTACCGATACCTAAATTGGCACGTAGCTCGGCTACGGTAACGTAACTAGCTGGCATCGGTACTCCTTACTTAGTAGGGGTCGGTAGGGCAAAGGGCTAATGCCCTACCGACTATTAGGGTTATGAATTAGGTCAAATTAAAGCGACGTAGGCCACCTGCAAATACGGCCTGCGCTGCAATATAACCATAAAGTGAAATTTCAATTTCTCCAGTAGTTGGAACATTTGTTCCCAATGTAAGTACAGGAGATTCAAAAATTTCAATTGAACGTGGCTCGATAATAAATGCGGATTCATCGATTGAAGTTGCAACCATATTTGCATCTGTGTAGTAATCAAGACCAAGCACGTTACCGCGAATCGAAGTTGGATTTACAGTACCGCCTGGGTTCATCTGCATTGGCTGAGCATTGTAAATTGGTCGGCCAGTTGTATCTGTTGCAGAAAGTAATGTGCTCCAGATGGATGTACCTGATACAAACGCTGTTGCTGTTCGCTTAGTTGCGTTGTAAACGGCAGGTGATTCTGTAGATACGAAGGAAATAATTCCTGCTGAATCTGCAGCTGTTGCTGTTGCCTGTGTACCGCCAGCAGTAATTTGTGCAATTACATACTGATCAGTTGCTTGAGCATACGCATCCCGTAAATTTGCGAGCATAATTTCATAAAAGCTCGGATCTGACCGGTCGAGGAGCTCAACGCTGTATCGTTGGAAGCCCATTTTTTTAATTACAGTTGCATTTACATAAGCTGAAGTAATTGCTGTAGTTCCTGTTGGATCGCCACCTTCTGCAACAGTTGCCGCAGTTGAGTTAGCAGTGATTTTAGGGATTGACACTGTCATGCCGTAGCTAGAAAGCGCACGTGTACCACCGCAAGCATCAATAACTGGGCGCATCGCATTTGTATTAGTTGCTACGTCGCGTACATAAGATACTGGTGAAAATGCTGGGTTTGTTGTAAAGCTGTCATCGGCTGCTTTGACGTAAAGGCGTGAGTCATCGTTACCTAATGATGCCTTGATTGTGTGCTCTAGGTATGCGCCACCTGTTGTAATTGGTGAACGGACACTTTGACTATTTAATGCAGAAGGTCGGATGATTGGGCGAGCTGCTTCTACTGTCGGTGCAGCTGCTTCCTCAGTCTTATCCTCATTAGGAGTTTCGGGGGCTGTGGTCACAGTCGCCTCGCTTTCTGTTTCGATTGGTTGGTTTGGTTGTTCTACTGTGTCGCTTTCGCTAGCAGCAATTTTTTGCACTCCAGCTCCTACAAATGCCGGGGTCTCGACTAAACTGACCTCGCGCAAAGAAGCTGAAGTGACCAGGAGATAATCTTTTTCAGGCTTAGATGCGATTACTTCAACACCAACGGATAAGCCATCCATTAATTGTTCCTGGGCGAGCAAAATTGCATCGTTACCCTTTGTGCTTGCACTAATTTTAAAACTTGCGTAAAGACCTGATTCGTCTGATGTCATGGATTGCATGCGGCCAATAACTTGCGAATTATCGTGAGACATAAGCAATTTAACTTTAGATATTTCAGCTGCGGTAATGCTGCCGGGCGCAAACATTACTTTGCCTGCACTTGTATTTCCGATTTCGCCGTATGGCGCAATCTTGCCGGCAATAATTCGGCGATCACCATTATCTATTGCTTCAATAGATCCACTAAAGGTTAATTGCATCTTCATCTCCTAATCCGTATGGGCTCATCTGTTCCATCTCGCGTGCTTGCTCAACATCAATTAAGCCAAGTGAAAGCATTTTTTCTATAGCATCTAAACGAGCCATAGTGTCTGCACGTAAGAAAGTTTCATCAACGGCAAATTTAACTATGTTGCCGCGCCGAGTAATGTCATCCATGCTAAGTCTTTCCTCTATTGCACAAATGTAAGGCTGCAGTGTGTACGCGACATACTCTTTACGAGAATCTAAGACGTTTTGATAAGTCATGCTGTTGTTCATATCGCTACTTACCATAAATGCTGGCACGTTCATTAAGCGAGCAATTTCAGTGCTTAAATATTGTGATGCTTCGTTATACATCATGTCTTTAGGACTAAAGCCAATATTTTGCACTTCTAATTGGCTGGTCAAATAAGCTGTTGATCTGTTAGCTCGAGCTGATTTCCAACTTGCTAAAATTCCTTGAATTTGTGCTTCAGGTAAATCAGCACCGTTATTTCGAATCACAGAAGTTGCCATCGGCGTGGCTGCGCTTACTGCACTTGCTTTTTGTATATCGATAGCCGCTTGAATTGTGCGGCCACCAGTTTCTAATACACCTGGTAACAATGATTGAAAAGTAACAAGTGAACCAATACCGGACATTGGTACTCGGTTGCCATCAACTAAATAATAAGAAACTTCATAACCATTTGAATCGGTTGAAACTGTAATGCGAGTATTTGCAACCCACTCAAAACCTGATGGGCGGCCGTCGTCTGCGTATAAAGATGTAACGCGCCAATATGCAACGCCGTAAAAAATTAAACTATCAACCGTATAAGCAAGAGTAACTGCTCGAGGCTGTCGTATGTCGGGCTGCTCAAGCCATATTGGGCTTTCTAATTCTTCGCCAGTAGATTTTTTATAAAGTTCTAAAGGCAAATAACTAATTACGCCGCAAATTAAATTTCTGCATCTACTAACTGTGGCTACCTGAAGTGCAGTTCCGCGATCAATAATGCCTGCGCCGTAACCATTGTTAAACAAGCCGCCGTAGCTATTGACGCCGCTACCGAAACGATCGGACATAATCGCAGGGGCTAGCTGTGCATCTACTTGCACTTTATCCTTGCTACGTAGGCCGATAGTTTGCAGTAATCCCATAAGGGCGATTTTCTCAAATTGTCAAGCATATTACCGATTGTGTTCGGCGTGTCGCTAGGCGTATATCTTGGCTTCCTGCATTGGCTTAGATAGATGCATTACAAGCATGGCTGCGCTGATCGGCGCGGCTACGCTGCCGCTGGATCGTTTGCGGATAATGCGCCAGGCTTGATCGTTACTTTTCGCAGCTACGTTATCCATGGACTCGTTTAGAAATTCTTGATTACCGTGAACTACGCGCTTATTGTCTATGTAATCTTTGAAAGTCGAACAAGCTGTATAGAACTGCGATCCTGAGCAATCCTCTACCTTTATGCCTGATACCTGTAAACGGTCGGCAATAGCCTGCCCGGTGTATTTATCAAATAGAACTTGCTTAGGCATCCACTCATCGCAATAGCCTTTAATATCTACGGCAATCTTTAGCTCAT